TTCCTGATAATGTAGCGAATAAGACCCTTCTCTGAGAAAGCTATTTCCCAGAACTTCATAACTTCAAGTAAAGACTCAAGCTCAAGACGTTTAGACTCGTATTCCTCTAACTGTTTTGATACTTGGGTTAGTCTATGTATACTGCCTTGAGCATTTTCTATCTGTTTATTTTTCTTATTATATTTGGCCCACTCAGATGAAGAGATCTTAGGCTTATATGTCTCGTTTATGTCTCTTAAGTCTTGTATAAGAATCTCTTTATCTTCCAATTGAGACTTGAGAACTTTAGACTCTTCAATGAGACTGTCGAGGTCAGCTTTTGTCTGAGACTTTGTATAGGTGCTCTTACATACGTGGCACTCTTTTTCGTCCTTGTAGACTCCTTCTTTAATTGAGTCGTTAATTCTACGAAGACGGTCACGTTCTTTCTTTACTGCCCTTTGGTTTTCTCTTATGTGTTTCTCATTTTCTACTATCTTGGATTCAGCTTTTAGAATATTCTCTAAGCTGGGTAGCTTCATCAACTTATACTTCTTGTCAGGAACTTCTGCCTCAAGACGATCTTTCTCGTTTATAAGATTCGCAAGCAAAGTCCCGATGACCTTAAGCTCACCTTGATACGAAGACTTTAATTGTTTTACAGATGCTCGCTTGGAGAAGATGTCATCAAGATTGAAACAGTTCTTAATAATCTTGCGCTTATCCTCTGGTGACGAATCAAGGAACGTAAACGTGGAATGCTGGCCGAATACTACAGAAGCCAAGAAAGACTTGTAGTCGGTCTCTAACAGACCTTCAAGATATTCTTGAGTCTGGGTCGCAGTGGCTTTATTTACCAGTTTTCCGTTGATTTCTACGTCTAGAGAAGTGGGCCTCTTAGCTCGCGTAATTCTAACCGTGCCAATACCCTTCTTCTCTAAAATAACGCATACAGAGCAATCCTTGCCCGCCTGAGCGTTAACTAGAGCGGCCTCCGTAGACTTCCTGATCGTGATGCCGTAGATGCCCCAGGTGATGGCTTCAAACAGAGCACTCTTACCAGCACCATTAGAACCACCACTATCTTTATTCCTACCGAGAATCCTGACAATCCCCGACATGTCGGAAAAGTCTAACTCTAAGTTTCTAAACGAATAGAAGTTCTTAGCTATCAGCTTCGTTATCTGCATATTGCTTAATTAGGTCTAGTCCATTCTCTAACAACTCATGAGGAATTGTGGAGGACTGCTCCGCAATATACTTCTTGATGATATCAGCATCAATGACTGTTAGAGGTACATTAGGATCATAGCCCGACAGTCGATCATTTAAGGTATCATCGTATACAGGCTGAAATCTCAGATCCACATGAGCCACTTTAAATTTATTAAGTATGTCGGCCCGCAGCAGAGAAGGAGGGTCATCAGAAAACTTGTCTAGGGTGACACGAAGCAGGGTGAAGTAGTTTGGATCAGAGATCTCATCCTTCATCGCATCGAGAGCATCGTAAGGTGCTTCATAGAAACGAGGTCCACAAGTCACTTTAAATTTATTAAGTGGTCCCCAGCCGTGGGAGTTTTCCTCCATTACACCAACGAAATGCTCGTTATCAGCTTCGCCATAGTTTGTGCTCCAAGGTGTGCCAAGGATAGTTACATGCTCGTCCTCAACATACTTATGAATGTGTCCGAGGATAGTGCGACACTGAAAGTCTTTCAACTTAAGATCAGAATCAAAGCCCCGAATACCAAGATGCTCAGGACAATAACTGAAGTGACCAAAAGCGACAGTATGCTCATCAACTCCTCGTGATAAGTGCTCCTTGATTTTCTCATCGTCTTCGTAGTGCGGTATAAGTAAGAAGTTAAGATCCGTATCAACTATGGTTTGCTGGACAAGCCGCACCTTGCTCCCAGGATAGCAAAGTGTTTCCAGCGCAGTCAACCCGTCATCGTTCCTATTTTGCGAATCGTGGTTTCCTCTAAGCACATACATAAGTTTCAAGCTGGGTATGAGACTCAGCTTTTGAAACATCTTATGAACAGCTACGATAACCTCTGGTGTTGGTTTCCTGTGGTGGAAAATGTCCCCAAGGAATACAACGTGGGTAGGTTTTGCACCTTCAACAATCCTAATCGTAGATTCGATCTGATTCTCAAGATAACCTTCGCACTTAGTGTCGTAGTGCGTGTCACCTATAACTAAGCACTTATTCACAGGTTCTCCTTATCGAGACCGAGGCGATCAAGGTCTTCCTTAACTAGCTCGTAAACACCTTCTGCAAGCATACGAATCTCCCACTGAGCATCCGGCTTGAGGCGTTGGTGTAGGAACCAAATCACGCTCTGGAGACTAAGAGTCCAGTATGCCTTAGTATACATCCCTTGCGGGAGGATCATTCTGGCCTGCTCCTTTGCAACACCGTTCTTGATAAACCTGTGATACTGGTGAAGGGCACGCTTGCAAACATCATCCATGAACTCTGTGATCTCACCAGGATACAGGTAGTCCATCGAGTTTTCATTTACAGGGTTGTGATACTTATCAGACGCCTGCTTATTACCATGAGGGGGATTAGACCTCAGTTCCTTGGGAATGTAGTAATCCTCCGAAGTCTGAGTGTATCGTCCACTCACTTCATTCCAAGAGCAGCCCTTGTCGATATCATACAAGTGATCTAACTCTTCAATAAAGATCTCCCTTCCGTCAGCTTCTATTGACCTAAACCCAGAACCAACCTGATATTTCATAAGCTGCCTTGCCACAAAAATAGGCAGCTTTATCTGAAACGTATAGTAGCTATGACGGAAGGGAGATGTGTGTTCATGTGTCCAAAGAAACTTAGTAAGCTTCTTATCCTTATCATCGAACTGCTCTTTTTCATTGTCGTAAGAACAGCGTGCGGCATTGACGGTCTTAAGAGCAGAGTCGTTGAGCATACAATCAACGAGAGAAACTTTACTCTTCCCATCTTCAAGGAAGTCTATAATTTTATTAAACATGTGGCAAGTCATAGGGGTAAATAGTCTAGGAGCATTATAGTCATGACAGGTAGATTTAAGCAAGCTTTATTAGAGAAAGGTGATATGTCTGGTATGACACAGAAGGATGGACACAAAAGATCCACTGAAAGTGGTGCAGGGTTGACACAAAAAGGTGTTGAGAAATATCGTCGTCAAAACCCTGGGTCTAAACTGAAGACTGCTGTGACCACACCCCCTTCCAAGCTGAAGCCTGGAAGTAAAGCGGCTAAACGCCGAAAGTCATTCTGTGCCAGAAGTAGAGGGTGGACAGGCGAGCGCGGTAAGGCGGCTCGCCGTAGATGGAACTGCTCTACTGATGTTAATCCTAATGCTCTTCAGCAGATGGCTGAGATGATCACAAGAAATGTAATTAAAAGAGATAGGAGTGGGAATAGGGGAGCCAACATTAAGGACATAATGGCTGGGTTACGTGGCAAGGGCAAAGCAGAACCCAAAAAGCCAGAACCCAAAAAGCCAGAACCTAAAAAGCCAGAATCTCAAAAAGCCTCTACAGATATTGTGAGAGGCGCAAGAATGGCATTAGCAGAAGCTTGTTGGAAAGGCTATAAAGCTAGAGGTATGAAGAAGAAGGGTAACCGTATGGTTCCTAACTGTGTGAAGGAGGCGACACTAGACGATCTTCCAACGGAGATGAAGTTGGCTGCTAGGAGGGCTATAGCTAACGGTGAGGACCCTGTTAACGCTGTCGAGAAGGTAAGGAAGTATTTCGAGGCCAAAGCAGATGACGAGCACTACGGCAAAAAAGAAGAATCAGATGATCCTAGAATGAAAACTACTCCTGCTTCTATTCAACAAGCAGGAGGAGATCCCAAAGTCTACAAACAAGAGAAAGCTAAAAAGGATCCGCAACCCACAACTAAGCAAAGTAAAAAATCTTCTCGACGGGCGACTGTAGGAAGAGGTGGTGGTAAATATCGTAGAGAAAGAATTCAACCACCCAAGGGCCACGAAGGTCCAAGTGCTCCAACCCGTCAGGTATCAGCCGCTGGTGACGCAAAAGGCGATCAGAAAAAGAATTTCCAAAAGGGCGGTAAGGAAAGACCTATGAGCAAAAAGCAAGTTAATCGTATGGGTGTGAGGGGCCAAGAAAAGAAGATAGCTGCTAAGAAGAAAGGGAAGACTGGAGCGGCTAATATTCAACTTATGAGAGACATGGGTGTTCTCAAGACTGATAGCAGAGGTAGGGTCACTCTGGCTAAGAAAAAACGCTAACTCTCATACTCTACACCATTACCGAAACTACTACCAACTTCCACATCAACACCGAGGGGAACCTTGAGATTGATGTGGAAGTTTTCTCTTAGGTAGTGGTAGTTCTCAAGCTCATCCTTCACGATCTCCACAACCTTCCTAGTCTCGTTCTTAGGAGCAATCAGTTCGATAGAGTCGTGAACGGTAGCTACGACCTTAGCCTTCATACCCTTGAGCTTCTCGATCACACCAAGCATACCACACAGTAGGATATCGCTAGCGGCAGATTGAATAGTGAAGTTCAAGCCCTGTCGGAATGCCTCACGACGCACATTCTTAAAAGGTGACCTTACGTTAGGAAGGTGACGATACCTACCAAAGATCGTCTTGGCGTATGCAAACTGGTTGATGTATTCGTCGATAGTATTCATGTAACGACCAACACCAGGGAAAGCACGCAGCCAGCTATTGATAATCTCCTCCGCACGTTCCTCAGGGATGTTACGCTTGGATGCCAGCGTGTAGGCAGTTCCACCATACACAGTAAGGAAGCTAACTTCCTTAGCAATCTGTCGTTCGAGTTTGGTAACATCCTCAGGATCCTTGTTGAACGTCAGTCCCGCAGAATAGCTGTGCAAGTCCACACCAGACTTAAAGGCGTGAATCATGTTCTCTTCATTGGCAACGTGAGCAAGCACACGCAACTCCATCGCTTTCATGTCGATGGTAATGAAGTCGTGACCCTTAGGTGCCACCACGTAATCACGGATGTTTACATCCAGAGATTCACGAGGCAAAGTGTGGAACGACACACCGATCTTGTTTTCCTTCTTCCTGCCGACGTTCGCACCTGAGTTAGAGATACGACCAGTAACAGTGCCGTCGATGTTATACTTTACATACATACGGCTGTTGCCAGTGTTACCAAGTGCAGTACGAGCACCTTCGATATATACGGAGTGCAACTTGGTCAGCTTCTTGTATTCAGAGAAACGATCAAAGAATCTCTTAGCAGCCTTTACCTGATCATCGGTCATGCTGTTCAGCACAGCCCTTGCGATGTTTGCTTCGTCGTTATCCCTCAAGCTTCAATCCTCTCGCAGTAAACTCTTCTTCAACCATTGCCTTCACCTTGGTTAGTGTCTCCTCGTTAGTGGAGGGAGCACCCTTCTTAGTGAACTCGAAAGGATACAACCCCAGGCCAAAGTCTTCAACCTGAATCCACTCACCATCATCGTTTTTCTCAAACGAGTAGATGATCTTCACAAGCTGGTTAGTTGAGTTGAGGTTTGATCCATCCTCCAAACCAGCAGCCTCTCGAAGAGCTACGTCAGCTAGCTTAATCTTCTCTTGGAGTTCAATGTCTAGCTCGTTCAACTTGTTCTCGTCGATGAGAAGACCTTCAAACTCCATGTCACGAAAGGCGACAGTGAGAGGTGCAATCAGCTTCTCATACAGCTTTTCTAGTCCCTTTTGCCTAACCTCTTCGAGTAGTTTTACATACACTTTTGCAGTTGCGTAGGTATCTTTAGCATTACCTTCGACACATTGAATGAGTGGGATGTTCTTCCAATCGAACTTCTTACCTTCAACTGTAAGCATTAGAACTTTTCTTCTGGGAAGTAGTAGTAAACAAGATCAGCGAGCGACTTCGGGACATCCTCTTTGTAGAGGTGTTGCAGCAGCTTAGTGTCGTATACATTATACACTTCGTCCACACCATATCGCTTCAGGAACTTAAGGTCGAAGCCTGCATTTTGCAAGACCTTCCTGTTGTTCTTGTTAGCCATTACCTTGCAGATGAACTTCATGAACTCACTTTTAATTTTATACCCAAGCTTGGCCTCGCGGTGATCTATAGGGAGCACGAGAGTCCGACCAAGCTCACCTGTATCCCTGTTTACCAGCGTCATCGACACAGTATGGATCGTATCCTCAAGGAAGTTCAGACCAGTCGTTTCGATGTCGATAGCGAGGTCCAAGGTGGTATCAATAAACTCACCCTCAACTTCACGCAACTCAGAGATACTCATGGCCAATGTATGGTCTACTTGAGCGTCTGTGGCCTTCCCTAAAAGCTCGTTATTTAGAGCGTTCTCTAGGTCAGTCCTAAAGAGATAGGCGTTCTTAGGCTCTGCTACGACCTGGAATGGGTGAATAATAGGCACTACCTGGAATGACGTTCCTCCGTCAGTAACCAACGTATCAACCTTACCACGAATCTTACTCTCCTCTTTGGCTTTACCGTAAAGAAGAGTGGTCGCAACTTTACCACATGCAAAAACAAGTCGAGGCTTGTAGTGGTCGATGGTATCATGTAGGTGAATCCTACAAGATTTTTTAATACCTGTGCTAAGATTTTCAGAGGTAATGTTCGGACACTTCACCGCCGTTGTGTATCCCACAGTCCACTGATGGGTGAACCTTGCAAGCTCGCGTTGGATCACATTGTATTCCTGTGGACGGAACGCGGTGTACTCACCCTCGAACATCTTAGCTGAGTCCGAGATGAACAGGATGTCTACGGGTGTGTCCTTGTATTCGTAATCAAGGATCGTGTGTGTGGGAAGGTTCATCTTAAGTGCAGGACATCCCTCACACTTAGGATTGGTACCCTTGAAACTTAGTTGCGGCATAAGACTATGATAGTAGGTGAGTTACTACATTGATAACAAAAGATTCGAGGAACTGATTCAAGAGTTCAAGGCGGGTGACCGCTCAAATGAGAATGAACTCTTCGAAATGTTCGACACTCTGGTCAGTAGACTCATGTTATCTTTTAAGTTCAATGTAGATCACGAGGAAGCCAAGCAAGAGTGCTTCCTACTTATACTCAAAGTCCTCTACAACTTCAAGAGGGAGTCTGGGCAAGCGTTCAACTATTTTACAACAGTTATCTTGAACAACCTGCGACTCATCTACTCCAAGAACAAGAAGTATAATGAGAAGCTTGAATCCTATCGGAACCACAAGATGGGTATACCAAAGGATCCAAGCTCTATCTAGATTCCAAGTTCAGCACCGACTGACCCGTTGTAAGAAACAACGCGAGGGAAAGTCTTGTGAATCACTACCAACATGGGAAGCTGATCATAACGAGACAGACACGACGTTGAGATCGTCTCCCTGTGATTCTTGATTGCAGACTTGATTACGTCTAGCGCGTTAGGCACATTAAAAATATCAATGACGTTCAGATCCGTAGTGCCATCGTTCGGAAGCCTATCATTAAAGTAGTTGCAAACCTTATCCCATGTGTTAGTAATGAGATAGTAAGAGTTCTGCTTACTCTCAATGTGAGAGTTTATAACTGACTCTAAGTGCTTCGTATTGAAGATCTTATTGGTCTTGAAGTTGTTCTTCTGTTTGCTCATCTTTCTCTTCAGTTTCCTTCTCTTGAGCTTCCTTATGTGCCTGAACCAAAGCCTGAATCTGTTCGGTCATCACATTGCAACCAGCAAAGAAGATTTGCTTGTAGAAAGTCTCGTCATCAAGCTCTGGCGGCTTCAACTTACAAAAGTTCTTGAAGCCTTCGGCTTCTTCCTTAGAAAATTTAATTTGGATCTTCATACGTCCTCTACTGCGTTCTATTAATTTAAACTTTGCATCATCTAACTTTAACGATACTTTATCCATAGCCTATTATAGCTTATAGGATTTAATATGAAAGACGATTTTGACGTAACACCATTAAAAAAGAAAAAGAAAGTAAACTCAAGAGCTAAGGGGAACAGGTTTGAGAACAAGATTGCTAAGATCCTTAACGAGAGATTCGACACTAAAGAGTTTTGCAGAACACCTGGGTCTGGAGCATTTGCTACAACACATACATTACCTGAATACTTAAAAGTATATGGTGATTTAATAACACCAGAAAAGTTTAAGTATGTTATTGAATGTAAGAAAGGATATGATGGAGAACAAGTAAGTGATTTATTAAATCCTAAATCAACAATTTCAAAGATGATAGACCAAGCACATCGAGATTCTAAGAAGTCTTCTAAAAAGTTTTTACTGATTATTGGTCAGAATCGTCAGGAACCTGTGGCTATAACTAACCAGACTGACCTACCAGTGAAGGGTTGGATGTTTAAAGGCTACATTGATGAGTTGGAGATAGCTATGTTTAAGATGTGTGATTTATTGTGCGTTGAAGACACTCACTTTTTTCTCAATGACAGCTAAGGCTTCTTGCAGCTTGCCCAGAGCATTTAGAATCTCAGTTGATGCATTGAGGTTCTTTTTCTCTCGCTTGTCATACATGTCACTCGCTTCCTCGTTAACAATTAGAGTAGCTTCATTGTTGATGTTACCCCTTCTGTCCTTCTTGGTTCTCGTAGCCTTTGCAATAGTGTTCAAGAATAACTTGGCAGGACCACTTGAGAAGTGGATGATGCCTTTGCCAAAGTCTGAACCATCAAAGTCTATGTCCCAACCTTTCTTACCTCTTGCGATGTCTCGGAATACATCGTTTCTCGATAGTACGTGAGTTCTAGCTTCTGCCCAGCCGAATGCAGTTTCGTTGAGCTTGGAATCGTCCGAACCCCCAGCGTGATATGCCTTCGATAAGATGGACCTTAAGGCATCCTGTCTGGTTGAAGCTTTTGAACTGTTCAGATCCTGCTGTAATTTCTTGTGAGTGAGGAAGGTAGCAACTTCCTTTTGAAGCCTTGCATATACAGCTTCCTTAGTGTAGGTCTTAGACTTCTCCTTAATGACTCGATTACAGATCTTAGATATCTCACCAACTGAGCCAGAAACTAACTCCTTATATGTTGAGTTCTTCGACAACCAACCCGCTATATCTTGAGCAAAGATATCACCAGACTTAACTGCAATCTTAACACCAGTATCTGTAAGTGCATCAGTGTTAAGAGGGACACTCTCAATAGTTCTGTGAACGTCAGCTATAGTTCTTTGGTGATACTTACGCATACGATCCCATTCAGCCTGCCTGTTCTCTTCTGCAACACCAAAGTCGTCCAGCATTGTGTTTGTTAGATCGCTGTAATTATCACCTTCTAACTCCCCTTCCATCATCTCCAGGTAAGTATTCTCACTACCCTTACCCCAGGTTACACGCTTTAAAGATTTGTAAGCCTTCATGCTAGTTTTCGCAACGGCTATGGGAGTGTTTTCATCTGGAGCAATGTTCAAGGCTAGCATCGCTCTTGCGTCTCTGTCTGTAATGTATCCTCTCTCCTGTAGTTCACCAATCGTTAACATCCTAAAGTTATCAGGGTTAAGACCAGATCTCGCTAACGCATCTCTAGCCTCCTCAGGAGTTGAGTAATACTCTCTAATGTCTTGTCGCTGTCCGAACTTAGTCTCCTGCCCAGCCTCAGTAATGTAGCCTGGATTTCTATCACGGACGATAGCCATTGAGAACTCAAGCATCTTCTTGTATAAAGAGATGCCATCATCATCCGTCTCCGTCAAAAGATCCTTTAGATCATTAACGAGTGCTGAATCTTCAGGGGATAATCCTGCTGTTTTCTGAACAATGAAAGCTGTCCTGGCACTTGCACTCAGACCCGCCATCTTCTTCTGAAGATTTCTAGCTACAAGATTTAACTCAGCAGCAACATCAGAAGGTAATTCACCCCCTGCTTTCTTTATCTCAGAAGACCTGTTCACCAGGATAGCAAGCTTTTGAAACAACTCAAACCCTGTGCCTAAGGTGTTGTTGTCCGAGTTGCCACCTGTCTCCTCACTTAAAATATTTATCTGGGGTATGCCGTCGGGGAAACCACAACTTTTAAAAGCTTCCGATACAACTTTATTAAGCTCACCTCGATTGTCTGTGAACACAAGAGCTTCATTGAGGGATGCATCTGCGTGAGGAGATAATACTATCTCACCTCGACTTGTCTGAGCTATATTCTTAGTAAAGGACTGCTCTCCCTCAGGGCAAGTCTCGGTAGCTAGAGACTTCATCATGTTCTCAAGGGTCTCAGTGATGCCTACGATTTGATCGTCAATAAGCTCACCATCTTCAAACACATAGCCTTTAAACTCTTCGTTGTATGTTAAGAATTTATTACTCTCAGATATTCTCTTCTCTAAAGATTCACTACGACCTCCAAAGAAGTAAGACTTATACTTGTTCACATTCAGTCCAAGTCTATTGAAGGCTCCTTCAGCGTATGCTACCATACTTTGAAGTGCTCTAACTGCATCCTCCCTAGCCTCTTCACTTTGGAAGTTACCCATTGAAAGAGTTACACCCGGAGCAACGCCTTCTCCAACAGTTCTTTGGTAGGAAGCTTCTAATTCTTGCTTTTCCTTCTCCTCGTCTGTAAGGTCCTCTTCACTTTTTTTGGGAGCTTCACCTATCAATTGCGTAACTGCTTTCTTGAGTTTCTTCTGATCGCCAGACACTATCTGTTTAGAGTTAGGATTCCAAGAAACATATGTGTTGTGAACTTGCAGATTACCTGTCTCAGGATTATACTTAACTTCTATGGGCTTTTGAACGCCGCCTACAAAACCATTAATGGTCACTTGATTTGACTGAGTTCCAAGGCCACTATTACGTAAAACTTCCGAAGCCGATTTAACTCGATTAGGATCAACAGGATCGTTCTTAGCTTCAAGTAATTTAAGCCTGCGATTGTGCTTCCGACTGAAGCTCTCCAAAAGTTCCGTGAAAAAGTCCATAACTTATAATAGACAAATAGCCCCCACTCTTATTTAGAGCAGAGGCTACTTTGAATTCAGCTAATAGTCTTAGTTAGCGATACCCTTTCCGTAATCCATGAAATCAAAGCGGAAGGTCACTTCGACTGTGGAGAAATCATTCGTAGAGTAGTTTTTCTCCGAGAATCTGACAGTTGTTGGGTAAACACCATAGACCTGAATGAAAGCATGAGGATCATTAGTGTTATCAAGCTCCATAATTGTCATCTTCGAACACTTGAAAGATCTATTACCAGGACCACCGGGAGCAGCTAACTTCACTGCATCACCACTAATCGGATCATAAATTGTTTTGAACCAATTGTAAAGAGTTGGCGTTGCAGTAGAAAGTAGTTGGTTATCAAATGTTATGGTGACGTTCTCTGGAGTGTATTTACCAGGGTAGTAAACCTTATCATTTAAACGATCAACCACAATGTCATCCACCGACCCACCAATAGGGCTGACCTGTTTAGCAGCGGTAGTTAACACATTTTGTTGTTCCAGTCCCGCTAAACCGACAGCAGCTTGAATTGCTCCACCGATTGTACCAGCATTCAATCCTTGAGTGAGGTTGCCAAGGGAATTAGCAAAAGGAGGAATTTCGTGAAACCGAACCTCAAACTGATAAGATCTAACAGAATCAAGAGAAGTAGAGATCTTAGGTAAGGTTTTCCCAGGCGTAAAGCCTGATCTATATGCATTTTTTATGTAACTAGTGTTTGCCATGATTATTAGTTAATTGTTGCCGATTGGCTTGTAAGGTTAACTTCAAAGACAATCGTTTCAGCAGCCTTAGTAGGCTTGATAGTGACCGAACACCAAAGTTCGTTCCTATCAACTCTTGCGGGAGTGTTCGTTTCCGAGTTACACTTAACTGCGCCCTCAAGGATAGCTCTTCTAGCCAAGAGATCGTTTAAGAATGGGTTGATAGCGTCTTCAACCTGTTCCCAAGTGAACTGATCGTTAGGCTCAAACTGGAAAGGCTTTCCAAGTTCAAGTAAAGTTTTTCTAACATAAATCATAAGTCTGCGAACGTTAACTCTATCAAGAGCAGTTGGTGCTCTCTGAGTTGTTCTTTGACCGAAGATTGTTATGCCGAGAGTAGGATCGTTTGTGATCGGGTTAATCGAGTTTGAGTAAAGAGCATCTCTGTCACCTTGATTAACAATAACCTCAGTATTAGTAGGTTTAGTTAAGCGACCTCTTCTGACACCCGCTGGGGCGAACCACGGCTCAGAGACAGAGTCAGTAAAGACACACTGTCGAGCAGCAAAGATAGCAGGATCATACCACTCATCAGCACCCGCAAAAGCATTGAAGACCTGAACCCAAGGCCAGTAAACAGCAGCGTAAGAGGAGTTAAGAGCAGACTCTCTAGCCGTTGGATCTTGACCGTTCATCCATTGAATAGCCTCTTGAACCTCAGCAAGCCCTAAAGGAGGAGACGTTATTGCTAAGAAGTTTTTAGATGTTTCTGCGAGGCTAATGAAAGCATTCTGAACAGCGTCATCGTAGATACCAGGAATGACACCTATGGAAATGTTCAAGGTATCATCGTCCAGAGCATAAATTCCTGTTTTAGTAGATGCAGAACCTATAAGGGCACTGGCTCCTGTAGCTCCACTGTCTCCTCCTGCGAGAGAATAGGTGCCTTCAACAACTTTCAAGAATCGTGGGGTTGCCGCAGCCCCGTTTTCGCCATTGCCTGTAAAGCCAGCAGCAGTAGTCTTATCTCCGAATTGATCCTTTGCGACATAATCTCCACCGGCAGTAGTCTTTAACTCAGCAAAGACATATTGAGATTCATTATTTTCAAGAGTAACATTCAGAAGATACTCAATAGACTTAGCACTCGAAGGGCTAAGTTCAATCTCATTAAAGGATTCAACCTGAGCACCATCACTATTTACAACTAATTGATCTCTCGTAGAGATATTGTTAACTTCAACTGATACGCCTCTCGTCGCACCGTCTCGAAGAGTTCTTAAGTTGTAGCCAGTTCCAGGGTAATTAGAGTTAACATATAAGTTAACGTTAGAAGCGGTATACCCACTAACCGTAAGATTAGAAGCTGCACCAGCAGACTTCGCATCACCACTGATATCAAGAGACGAGAAGACTAAAGACGTATCATCAGCCGAAACTTGTAAAGAAGCCCCCGACCCCGCGAACTTAGAAGCTAAGAAAACATCTGTACCATCAACATGGGCGAATACATTCTGCGAACCAATTACTTCAGGATTAAAAGCTGCTGTAAATGCTTTAGCAATTGTGTTATTGGTTGTTGAGCTTACAATACTAACAACCCCGGTCAGAGTTGTAGCTCCCGCATCATCCGTAACCGAGTAGTAGATGGACGAAGGATCTTCACTCAGAGTGTATCCTCCTATTTGAACAGCAGGCGATGCTCCGACAGGCACAGCAGCAGAAGCGTAAGATGTTTCCGAACCGGAATCAATACCTCTTACAAAATACATTTGATTAGTTGCTTCTAAAATCTCAAGGGCACCCTCAAGACCTTGCCCAACTAAATTAACGTCAGGCTGACCAAATAATCTAATAAGATTTTCTTGACTTGTAACAAGAGTAGCTTTATTAATAGGGCCTTTGTTAGCAAAGCCAACTACACCTACAACGCTTGAATTAGCATTAGGGGTGTAGATAGAAACATCATTTTCAAGAACTACAACAGATGGGCTGGTTGGTATTGTCATGGTTAATTACTCGTTTCAGGGTTTGTTGTTCTGGTTTTTTTAGAGGAAGCTTTAACAGCGGTAACGGGTGCCGGATCAGGAACGTGAACAATTTTAACCATTCTACGGTGAACTAAGTTCTCAGCGATCTTACTTTTCCAGTCATCAGGCACTTCAATTTGTTGCTTAGGTGTTAAGAATATTGTCCTTACACCTTTGCGTGTTCCGAAAGGGATACTAAACCCTTGCATACTAATGTTCTTTATGGTTTTCATGTAAAAGCTCCTACTATATTTATTATTGTCCCTGCAAAGATAGGCTAGTAATAGTTAAAGTATTTCCTGCTGTTATGTCTTGAGCGGAACCTATATCCCACCAAGCATAAATATCTTTCCCTGATGTAAAATCAAAGGCAGAACCTTCAGCACCGGCAGCAGCAAGAACCACATACCTAGCACCTTCAAATGCACCGGAGAATTGATAAGCATTATCGCCAGTTTGGAGAACTGCCCTGACTGCACTTGCTAACCCTAGATCTGTGTGACTAGATACGTCAAAGTTAGCAGCGTCCCCAGTGGCATCTCTAAGGACAATCAAACCAGAAGTACCACCCTGAGTGCTATCACCAGTAGGTAAAGAAGAAACAGCACTGACTTGTGTTGTTGTGCTTGTATCGTAGCTCCAGCTACCTTCAGTATTAGTGGCACTACAAAGAACTAATCTGAATTGAGCGTCAACCGCACCAGAGCAGAAAAACTCTTCAAACATCTTTTGCTTGCCTAAATTAGTCCAAACCATATGTAAAACTCCTATAGTATTTAGGTTGAAATGTTATTTAAACTGCTCTTAAATTATTAACCTATAACATGGATTATGAGTAGATCGAGTAGTAGGTGTTGATGTCCGACTCAATGCCGGTGCGGTTAGAGGATTGGTCGGACTCATACAAGATGCACTCTGCAACCTTGAACGGCCCACGGTCTCCAGGTTGAGCTACGACTAGGTCTGAAGTAGCCCAATCGCTGTTGTTGTCCGACCCTGACAATACTGACGACCCATCTATGAAACTTTCTGCTGTAACGGTGTCAGCGATGTCGCCGCGCAAGTATTGCTGATTGAGGTTGATGCCCGACGCTGCGGTTATGCTTGGCGAGCCGCCGGTTCGGTTGACATACAAGTTGGGCTTCAGATTCGAATCTGGCGGCTGGATTTGGGAACGCAAACCAGCAGACCACGGCGCTGCATAGTCTGTGCCTGCTTCCAAACTAAAGACCGACCACTGCGATCGCAATCGGCTACCTACTGTTGCCGCTCCAGCCGCCGACAAGATTTGGGTCGTCGGGAAATACAAGCAGGGTTTGCCGTTCTGGGTGATGACCGCCGTCCCGTTGTATATCTGAGGCTGGTTGGTCGGCGTGGCTTGCGTTGCGTTGTTGCCGCTCCCGCTCTGGTCATACCATGTGACCACGTAGCCGTTGTCTGTTCCGCAGTGTGCCGCGATGTCAGCGGTGTCCAGGTTACCATCAGAATCGAACCCGATGTCAATCCCAGTGTCTACTCCGTCAGCACGACGGACCTTCATGCAGGGGCCTTGGTAATACTTCGACAGCTTGCGGACAGAGTATGCAGCAGCAGAGCTTGGGTAGGTGTCTAGGAGGAGATCCGGGCCGAAGTAATAGGTGTTGATGTCCGACTCGATGCCAGCGCGGTTGCCTGCAACTGCTTGGTCCGGCTTGTAGACCAACAACTCTTGAAGCTCACCAACTAAGTCACTGAAGCCTTCTCCGATCTTGAACGAGGTAGTGGCTTGCTGAACCCATGTCGTGGCAGTGCCTTCTAAAGTGCCATCGACATAGACCCTACCGTTGTTTGTTGAGTAGTGGCCTTCGGCTAACAGTTGCACGCCGTTTATCGGCGTCCCTCCATTCAAAGCATTTGAGCCGTCAAACACATTGACGTAGCTGGACAGGATCGTCATGTTCCTAAATTGGGAGCCGCTGCCTTGTGCTTCGATGATTCTATGGTGTCCGGCAACGTTATCTGCGGCCACTACGACGAAGTAGCTGTTGCTTTCCGCTGCTCCAAATGTGATCGAAGCGTCCATTCTGTCGTTATCGAACCGCAGTGCTGGCTTGCTGTTCTTGGTCAACACCGCTGACCCGTTGTAGATTTGAGGCTGTAGCGTCGTCGTCGCCTGCGTCGCGTCCTTACCGTTCCCGCTCTGGTCATACCACGTAACAACGTAGCCGTTGTCTGTTCCGCAGCGCGCCGCAATGGCAGCGATGTTGAGGTTGCCATCAGCATCGAACCCAATGTCAGTGCCGGTATCTACACCGTCGTCCTTACGCACCTTCATGCAAGGACCACTATAGGTTGAACTAAGTTTTCTAACAGAGTAGGCCGCTTCTGCACTACTGTAAGTATCAAGAAGTAAAGAAGAATCAAAAGAAGGAGTATCGTCATCCTGTGCTGATTCCATAGAGGCAGGGAGATTGATATTGATTCCTATATCAAGGGTGCCAGCAACAGAAAGATCAACAACAGCCAGATCACCATAAATATCGCTTACTGCTTGAGAATCAGGCAGGCTCATAGTAAGACTGATTGGGTCAAAGCTCGTTTCCTTATCAGTGCTGAGTGCAGGCAGTGTGAGATCAATAGCGATTGTATCAACGCTAGTTTCAATATTACTTTCAAGGTTTGGCAAGCTCAGGCCAATATCAATTGGCTCAAACGTTATTGTCTTATTAGTAGTGACTTGTGGTAAGGTCAGATCAACAACAATTGGAGCACGAGATATTGAAGCCTGTGCAGTTGTTTCAATATCGACAGAAAGCTCTAAGTCTGG